GATCGGCTGCAATCGGTTTTTTTGACGACATCAGCTCCACGCATTCACTCACCGCTCAATGATTTGCCCTCACGCGGAGATGAACTGATTGATTTTGCAGCTGGATTTATTCCGGGCGGCTTCATGCCTTGGCAAAAATGGCTGGCGATCAATAGTTTGAAAATTAAATCCGATGGTCGATGGGCACATCCCATTTCGGTTGCCATGCTTCCGCGTCAAAATGGCAAAAGTACCTACATGCTTGCTCGAATTGCAATGGGTCTTTTCCATTGGAATGAGCCGCTCCAGATTGCATCAGCTCACCGACTTGTTACATCGCTGGAGCAATTTCGGCAGCTTGTCGGAATGATCGAATCAAATGATGATTTGGCTAAACAGGTCAAACGCATTCGCTGGCAACACGGCGCTGAAGAAATCGAAACGAATCACGGATCGAGATTTATGATCAAGGCTGGCGGCGCAGCTGCTCGCGGAGCATCGCCTACCACTGTTCATCTTGATGAATTGCGCGAAATGCACGATTTAGAATCGTTTGCCAGTTTAAGGTACGCCCTGATGGCGGCGAAAAATCCTCAAGTCAATGCCTTCACGAATGCCGGGGATTCTCACTCGGTAGTCTTGCAAATGCTTAGGGATCGAGGGCTGGCAGCTTCGGCTGGCGCTGATGATGACATCGGCTATTTCGAATGGTCATCGCCGACTGATGAGATTTCTTTTGAAAATGCAGCTCTCGCCAATCCAGCGCTAGGCATAACGATTCACCCAGACAATTTGCGAGCTGTCTTGAATGATCCGCCGGAAGTAGTTATGACCGAGGTATTGTGTAGATTTGTTCAAACTATCTCCAGCATTATTGGAGCAGCTGAATGGAATGCCTGTGGAGATGATTCCGTTGATCTTGATCCAGAGAAGCTGACGTGGCTTGGACTGGACTTGTCGCCCGATAGAAGACACGGTGCATTGGTCGGAGCTCAGAAACTTGGTCAAGAACGATTTGTAGTGAAGCTGCTTCATCGATGGGAAAATCCTGTCCAGCTTGATGATAAGGCAGTCGCAAACGATGCCGCTGCTTATTGCCGCAAATATCCGATTGAATATCTGCTCTACTCGCGAAGAACCTCTGGCGCGGTTGCAGCTCGACTTCAACCCGCTGGAATTCCAATCTTTGACATGGATTCGGATTATCCTCAAAGCTGCGATGAATTACTTGGCGCGATCAATTCAGGGCGGCTTCGCCATGTGCCAGATAACGAATTAACCACTCAGATTCTTTCGGCGGTGCAGTTGCGTCGAGGCGACTCAAGTTGGGTGATTGGTAGAAGGGCGTCACAATCGGCGGTTTGCGCTGCCGTAGCGACAGCTCTTGTCACACATTTCGCGACACGCCCAGAGACGGAAATCGACATTTTGGTGGGTTGATCCTTGACAATTGAGAAAATTGTGCCATGGGGATATTCGATCGCAAACGTACTATTGAAGCGGTCGCGCCTATTCGCGGTGCTGATGTAGCTGCACAAATTGGACCAGCTCCAACACTCGATGCATTTTATCCATTTGGCGGCGCAGATTATCTTGCAAGTCGCGAAGAAGCGATGTCAGTGCCAGCGATCGCTCGCGCAAGAAATATGATTGCAAATTCAATCGCAACAATTCCAATGATTACTCGGGACAAGACAACAGGTGAAACTGTTGATCAACCTGTTGTAATTAGTGATCCAGATAAAAGAGTGCCCGGCGCAGCTTCTTGGGTTTGGGCATGTGAAGATTTATTGTTCACGGGATTTAGTTATTTTCAAGTAATGTCAGTTTTTGCCGACACGGGCAGAGTTCGCGAGATGTGGCGCGTTGCTCCAAATCGCATTGGCGTTTTCTTAAATGACAAAGGAACGCAAATTGAGTACTACACAGTCGATGGAATGCAAGTTCCAAATGGATCAGTCATCGGCGGTCTTGTCGTGTTCTATGGAAATGATGAAGGGTTACTCAACAGAGCCGGTCGAACAATAAGAGCCGGTGCGGAACTCGAACGCGCGGCGGCAATGTACGCCCGCGAACCAGTTCCATCAATGGTTTTGAAATCAAACGGCACAGCGCTGCCAGCTGATCGCATTGCAAAATTGCTCGATGCGTGGGGTGCTGCTCGTAGAAATCGCGGCACTGCTTTCCTAAATGCAGACATCACAATGGAGACAGTGGGCTTTACTCCCGAACAAATTGGGCTAAATGCTGCACGCGAAATCATCGCAACGGAATTGGCTAGAGCCGTGGGTATTCCGGCGTATTTTATTGACGCGCCGACAGGATCATCGATGACATACGCAAACGCCTCAACGGCGCGTCAAACCTTGTTGGACTTTTCGCTGTTGCCGCTGATGAATAGCATTTCCAGCCGTTTATCAATGCCTGATTTTACGCCATCAACACAGCGCGTCGAATTTGATCTCAAAGCGTACTTGCGCGGATCAGAAAAAGAACGAGCAGAAATTTACAAGATTTTATTTGACATCGGCGCAATCACAACAGAGGAAATCAGACAAATGGAAGATATGATCTCATGAAGCTAACAACACCAATGCAAATTACGGCAGCTGATTCGGATTCACGCACAATTACTGGTCGCATTGTCGCATTCAATGAACAAGCAAATGCATCAACAGGCAAAGTGGTCTTTGCCCGTGGATCGATCGTGCCGCAAGATGTGTTTCTTAATTTAGAACATGACATCACTCGCAGAATTGGTCGCAGCATTGCGATGTCCGTCAATGACAAAGAAATGACGGCTACTTTCAAAATCGCTAACACAACCGCCGGGACCGATGCACTCACTGAAGCGATGGAAGGTTTGCGCGATGGATTTTCAATCGAACTGGCAGTCGATGACTACGAAATGCAAAAGGATGGAACTATGAAAGTGATCAATGGACAACTTAAAGGCGTAGCACTTGTGACCGAACCCGCTGTGCGATCAGCGCGTGTTTCGGAAGTAGCAGCATCAGAAGATTCTGAAACTCACGAGGTATCAGATACAACAAACCCAAATGAAGGAGACAAAGTGGAAAACACTACCGAACAAGCCGCTCCTGCCGTTGACCCGGTAGAAGCTCCAACAGTCGAACCAGTACAGGCGTCATCACGTCCTGCTTACTTCACCGCACCACGTTCACCAATCGTCAACAAGGTTTCTTATCTTGAGCATTACCTTAAGGCGACAATTCTGCATGATGAGGATTCTCGTCAATATGTAAAAGCAGCAGATAACACAACAGGAACAGCACCCGGCATGGTTCCAACACCACAAAGCACACAGATCGTCAATGCATTAGCAAACGCTGATCGTGGAATGATCGATGCGCTAAGCCGCGAAACTCTTGTAGGCGAGGGAATGACATTCGAAATTCCGCGCGTCACAGCCGTTCCAACCGTTGCAAACGTTGCAGAAAATGCAGCCGTTACAGATTCCTCATTATCAGCAACATTTTTGAGCGTTCCTGTTCAGTCATTTAAGGGTCGCGCAATTTCAACCGTTGAGTTGATTGACCGCAGCCGCCCCGAATACTTGACAGCTCTTCTTCAAAATCTCGAATTTGCGTATGCAAAAGTAACTGATGAATTTGCGGTCGGAACTATTTTCGGCGCAGGTCAGCAAACTGGCGTCAATGCAAACACAGCCGCTGGATTCTTGGCTTATACATCACAAGCCGCTGGCGCTGTTTATTCATCATCACTTGGCTTTGCTCGCAATATTGTTGTGTCACCCGGACAATGGACAAACATTATGGGTTACAACGACAACGGAGCACCGCTATACAACGCAGCTCAACCTTCAAATGCGGCGGGAAATGTACGCGGCGATTCATTGCGCGGCGTAGTTTCACCGGGCTTGAATCTCTTTGTTTCTCGTTCAATCGGTAACGCTGGCGGAACAACATCAACAGGAGATTTCTCAATGGCTGTCATCAATCCAGATGCTTGGACATGGTATGAATCCCCACGCTTCACATTGCGAACAGCAATTCAAAGCGACGGAACCATCGACATTCTCTATTACGGCTACGCAGCAATTGCTCCAAAGATTCCATTTGGTGCTTGCTGGAACCAGACCTGAGATTAACTAAATAACAGATGATCGGTAGCGGTCGCTCCCGGTCGCTACTTATACGAAAGGAACCGAGATGCCAGCCATAGTCACAGCTGCACAGTTGAGACAGATCCTTGGCGTCTCGGTTTCTTTGTACAGTGATGCTCAGCTTGAAAATATAATAGATTCCGCTGAGCAAACGATTTTGCCTTTACTAACTCAATACCAATCAGCGGTGACTTTTGCCAATGTGGATAATTCCGTCATTTATTTCACCACAATGCGACCAAATTACTTTGTGCCGGGTCAATCAGTAGTCATTACTGGCGCGGGTATCTATAACGCGACCT